GAGTTACAGAAAACTACATGAAGCACTTGCAGTTGCACCAGACAACATTCCAGATGGCAACTTTACAGAACCAACACCAGCGATGCCTGATGATGTAAAAAATCCATCCTCAATTGTTTCTTACAGGAATTACTACATAAAATACAAACAACATCTTGCGAGTTGGAAAAAACGTGGCGCTCCAGAATGGTATGTAACATGACTAAAGAGCCTGAACGCTATTATGATTGGATGTTATGGAAAATGCGACAAGAGGATGCAAAAATGGAAGTAAAGATAGACGAAGGTCTTAATCTAGATAAAACTGGTAATGAACTATATCGTAGAGAACTTGTAGCATTGTCAACTAAGGTTGAGTTGATGCAAGAGGATATGAAAAATTTGACAAGTGATTATTACAAACTCATAAATAGAGTTAAGGAATTATCTGAAGAAAATTATCATCTTAAAGAACAGATGAGTGACTTGAAAAAATAGGATTATTATGCCAATATTTAATTTTAAAAATACAGAGACAGATGAAGAGTTTGAGGACTTCATGTCTAATTCTCGCAGAGAAGAACTGCTAGAGAAAAATCCTCATATCAAACAAATGCCATCATCTTTTTCAATTGTTTCGACACATGGTTCGACAATTGATAGTAAAACTGACGATGGTTGGAAAGAGATGCAAAGTAGAATTGCAGAGGCTCATCCAGATACACCTTTTGCAGATAGATACGGTAGTAGGAGTATTAAGGATATTAAGACTAAAGCGGTAATAGATAAGCATCGACATAAATGGAGAAATAATTAATGGCAAAGGCAAAAGATATTAGAATTGACCAGATGGTTACTGTAACGCCTGCTACTGACAATCAACAGAAGGTATTTCAAGATTATAAGTCTGGTAAGAATATGTTCTTGTATGGTGCAGCTGGTACAGGTAAAACATTCATTACCTTATATCTCGCTTTACAAGAAGCATTGAGAAATGAAACACCATATGATTGTGTTTACTTAGTTCGTAGTGCAGTACCAACTCGTGAGATTGGTTTCTTGCCAGGTGATGAAGAAGACAAGACAGCATTGTTCCAAGTACCATATCAGAATATGGTGAAGTTTATGTTTGAACAACCAAACGAACAAGCCTTTAGTATGTTGTATGATAGACTAAAGAGTCAAGGTTCATTGATGTTTCTTACAACTTCATTCTTGCGTGGTATCACGTTAGATAACGCTATTGTTATTGTAGATGAAGCTCAGAACTTGAACTTCCATGAACTAGATACTATCATTACTAGAGTTGGACAAGATTCAAAAATTATGTTCTGTGGTGATATCTTTCAAACTGACTTACAAAGAAACAGTGAGAAAGACGGTATATCACATTTTATGAAAATTCTTAGAGGTATGAAATCATTCTCTACAGTAGAATTTAATTTAGGTGATATTGTTCGTTCTGGTATGGTAAAGGAATATCTTATCAGTAAAATAAAACAACAAGGACAGACTGAAAGCGGTTAATAAATCTATTGACATTACAGTCTAATTGAAGTATAATATGTTAAAACTTGAGGATAAATTATGTTTACACACACACCAGTTGATATACCAGAAGTAAAAACTAAGAACGTAGATCGCAAACGATTTTATGTAACACCAAATGGAATGTACCCATCAATCACAACTGTACTGAATGTACGAAAACGTGAGGGTTTAGCCCAGTGGCGTAAAAGAGTTGGACATGATGTTGCAAACTATATTGCAAGAACTGCTGCGACTCGTGGAACTAAAGTCCACCATATGTGTGAGGACTTTATAAACAACCAAGAGGTAGAAAAAGACAATCGTGAATTTCTGCCTTGGTGTTTGTTTCAACAACTAAAACCAGTAATAGAAAAGAATATAGATAATATATTCGCTCAAGAGTGTGGACTTTGGAGTGACAAATATCAAGTTGCTGGTAGGGTGGATTGTATTGCAGAATATAATGGAAAACCATCTATCATTGACTTTAAGACTTCTCGTTCAGAACGTAATGATGAGTATAATGAGTCATATTATATTCAGGCAGCTGCATATGCAGAAATGTTTGAAGAACGAACAGGAATCGAAATTAATCAAATAGTAATTCTTGTTGTAACAGAAGATGGAACAGTTCAAGAGTTTGTTAAAACTAAACATGACTACTTACCATTACTAGTAGAAACAGTTGAACAGTTTGTCTCAGAGTGGGAAAAAGAAAATGAGGAAGTTACTGCTATGCGTAGTGATGCTGGGATGTAGTCCAGCATTTGCAGAACCCTACTGGACACAAAAACCAGTTCAGTGTGGAACAGCACAAGAAATGGTTGATATCACGATGAGGTTTGGTGAAGCACCAACTATTATCATGGAAGGTAAAACTATGAATACAACAGGTGCATTAACAAAATCTAAACTTGTTATTGCACATAATAAGGATACAGAAACATGGACACTATTAGAATTTACTGATAAAGATACAGGATGTATTCTTAATACTGGAAGAGGATTAAAAGTAATCCCTTGGCCAAAAGGTAAATCTTTATAATGGAAACAATATGGCATATACTATTGACAGTTTGTTCTGGAAGCACATGTCTAGAACAAGATGTGCAGTGGTTTCAAACTCAATCAGAATGCGAAGTTATGATGGTTGAGTATACAGAAATTCCAGTTGATGGTGATTGGGATACTGTAGAATTTATTTGTAAGCCAGTAGGATCAATTTCTTCTTGACTCTTTGGAACTACTGTGGTATAAATAGAGTACAGTTTGTTGATACAAACCGAATACTAGACAGGACATGGGGGCAGTACCCATCGCCTCCACCATAATCTCACTTCTAGATGAGATATTGAATCACTGCTTGGGAGTGGGATTATGATGGGGGCGAACTAGGATCGACTGATAGGGATAGGTAAGAGTAGAACTGTGGGATAGACGCCTAATAGTCTAACAAAACTAAACGCAAACGATAATTTTGCACCTCAAGGTTACGCTCTAGCAGCTTAATCCGATAGGGTTTCGGTGGGTTTCCTAGTAACAGAATAACCTACCACTTAATTTGGAGATTATTATGTATCGTGTAACTGGATATTTTAAAGATAAAAAAGTTGTACAAAAGTTTGTGAACGTATATGATGCAATAGATTTTAGAGATATTGTGGATGCACATTATCCAGTAAAGGTAACATTTGAAAAGGTAATAGATATGAGACAATGGGTATATGATTGTTGGAATGGTGTAATGGATATGGATAGAAATCCGTTGAGACATATTCCAGATTTGCAAGTAAGACATATGGTTTTACAAATACTTGCATGGATGTGGTGCATCGTATTTTCGTTTTTAGTTGGTAGTTTTGTTGTATTTGGTATTAGTGCAATTGCTCACATTATCTTACTTGCAGCTATTGTTATTACAGTAGGAACATTTGAAACTGCAAAACGTAAACCGTCTTTTTTTAATAATTTCCCTACTGGTACACCAAGTAGGTCTAGACAAGTTATGTATCTTTCTGGTGATGGTAAAGTTGAAAAAATTAAACTTGACCCAAATGATCCAGGCGGAGAACACGAGTAGGGTGGCGCCTTAATACGCCCGTGTAGTCCTACGGTAAGGATTACGATGCATCCAGAATAATATTTACTGGCTCTGCTTTATTAGATAGGGGGTGGGGCGCCCTGCTCCCTATCGTTTTAAAAGGATAAATTATGAACTTAGAAGAGATTACAGTGATGACACCAAAGAAGTTTGCTATTAAAATAGAAACAATTGTAGCACAAGGTGGGGTTAGTTATATGGATGCAATCTTAGACTATTGTGAGAAGAATCAAATGGAGCCTGACTCAATAGCACCGCTCATATCAAAACCCCTCAAAGAGAAAATAGAAGCCGATGCAAGAGAATTAAATTTCTTGCCTAGAGTAGCAACCCTACCAATCTAAGGAGTTTCCAATGGAAGCGTGGGAAGCCTACCAAATGTACCTTGGTCTCAAGTTGCATTTTACTACAGACTACGATTACACCAGATATGGTGGACGTACATCTGCAACCAAGGCTTCGTTCTTGAAAAGAAGAGATAGACATTTCTTCTCTAGGGTCGCAAAGAAGTATGATGATAAATCGTTAGACTACTTTGTTGCAAATTTTGTCCACTCGCCTAAAGGGTGGTTAGGAGATTTTAAGGAAGAGAATTATCTGAAATGGTCTAAGAACAAACAATCATTGACATACAACTTTCTTACTGATATGTCATTTTTATTTGAACAAGTTGATGATTTTAATTCAATTTTCTCTTTACAAACAGGTAAACATCCTGTATTATTAAAGAACTTCCTTGCTAAAAGAGTTAGTTTGGAGACAATGGTAATTCTGCAAGGATTACTAAACTATGTTAGAAGATTTGATGAAGGAATGAGTGATGATCTAGTATGGCCTGACAGCAGAAGATTAATTGTTAAGTACACCGCATTTCTACCTTATGACAAGGAGAAGTGTAAAACGAAACTACTCAAACTAGTAAAGGAGACATTCTAATGGGTATCGAAGTTGAACTTCCAGATCCAGTTCGTTCAAACGAATCGAATGAACTTATTAGGGAAAGAGACTTCTATCGTGCAAAGCTTAAGGAAGCAACTGCTCGTGTAAAGACTCTAGAGTCCGATTGCGCTGAACTTCAGAAGCGTGATATCGAACTTTCCAAACGACTTGCAGAAGTCGCTAATAAGTCTAATATGTCATGGCGTCCAAGACGGCGGACATAACACATTATCCTGAGTATGATATTAAACTGCTCAATTTGAAATAAGGATATGACATGGAATATAAACAATTGTCACAAACAAAGTGGGAAATTGAAGCAATCGTAGATGGTAAGAAAAAGATAGTTATTTACGATTTTCCGTATGTTATTAATCAAGTAGGTTGGGATTTTGAAAACATTAAAAAGGTGAAGAAAGATGATGGTGACAGAGAATAAGGAAGACTATATGCTAACATCCGCTAAGTTGGTATCGTATTCGATGCCTACAGAGGATTTTGCTGAAGAAGGACTTGGAGATGTCCAAGATTTAATTTCGTATTGTGCTCGTGTATCTAACCCAGCAAATCAATTTAACAAAAAAACTTCAGAGAAACTTATCAAGTATCTCATAGATAACAAACACTGGTCACCTTTAGAAATGGCTAGTGCTTGTATTGAAATAGAAACAACTCGTGATATTGCACATCAAATTGTGCGTCATAGAAGTTTCAGTTTTCAAGAATTTAGTCAAAGGTATGCCGATCCACAGTCTATGGGAGCTGCTTTCACAGCTCGTGAATGTAGACTTCAAGATCCAAAGAATAGACAGAACTCTATAGAGATAGAGAATGACCCTTCTATACAATTGGATTTACATAGACAAGATTTAATTACAAATTGGCAAAGAAAACAACATGGTATAATCAAACAAGCAAAGGAAGCCTACAACTGGGCAATCGAAAATGGTATTGCTAAAGAACAGGCTCGTGCAGTTCTGCCTGAAGGATTGACAAAGACATGTATTATGATGAATGGCACACTACGTTCTTGGGTACATTATATAGAATTAAGAAGTGAAAATGGAACTCAAAAAGAACACATGGAAGTTGCGAAAGCATGTGCCAAGGAGATTGCAAAAATCTTCCCATTATTGAAAGGATTGTAAATGTATTTGTACGAGTCTGATGTATACAACGATGAACCATTAGTTGCATACATAGAGAACTTTATTGCACCAAGTGATTGTGATGAACTGGTGGAATATTCTAGACCAAGAGTTCATAACTCTCAAGTAGTAGATAGAGATGACGGTAGAATTAGACCTGATCAGGCTCGTACAAGTTCTGACTTTTTTATTACGGAACATGAACATTCAGTGAATAAACTTATAAGAGATAATACTGCTGAGTTCTTTGGTAAACAAACAGAGAACTTTGAAGATACTATGATTATCAATTATCAAAAAGGACAACAATATAAAGCACATTTTGATTTCTTTGTGCATAAGGGTGTACAACATAATACTAATGCCCAAAGAGAAGCAACTGCAATATTTTATCTTAATGATGTTCCAGAAGGTGGAGAAACAGAGTTCCCACACTTGGGATTGAAGTTTGTACCAAAGAAGGGTGCATTAATTTACTTTGAATATAACTATACAATGGATATAAACAAACTAACACTACACGCTGGTTTACCACCAGCTGATGGTTTAGAAAAGTGGATTGCAACAATTTGGATGAGGTATCCAAAATGAGTAAAGTTTTTATTGTTGGTAACGGTGAGTCCAGAAAAAAAGTAGACCTCATGCAACTGAATATGATGGGTAAGGTTTATGGTTGCAATGCACTGTATCGTGACTATACACCAGATGTATTAATTGTCGTTGATGGTGGTATGCAACATGAAGTATATACAAGTGGATATCCATTAAAGAACAAATGTTACTTTCGAAGCTGGACAAGATTGCCAGGCATTATGTTTGATACAATAGTTGGAAGTACAGAATTTGAACATGAAGGATGGACAATATTCAATAAAAGAGAAGATAAAAATTCTTTTGTGTTCAATGGAACTGACCCTAATCAGATGAAACGACAACACGATCACTATACATCAATGGGATACGACCAGAAAACTATTGATGAATTGTTATCAAAACATCATAGATGGATTACATGGTGTGAAGAATATGGAGATGATGAGGTATACCTCATATCAGAAGAATACAGTGGTTGGAGTGCAGGCCCAATCGCAGTACGAACTGCAATAAGTAATGAAAATCCAACAGATATATTTCTGATAGGATTTGATATGGGCAGTTCAGACGGCAAAGTAAACAATATGTATAAGGATACAGATAACTATCTTTCAAAAGATTCAGCTGTAACTCCAGATACAAATTGGATACAACAACACAGACAAAATTTCATTGATTATCCACATGTGAGATTTTGGAAAGTGAACCCTGCTCCACTTGGAACTGACGATACATGTAAGTTCATTGAAGAGTGGAAAGATATCGAAAACCTACAGTACATAGAATTAAAAAATTTGAATTTATCTGTTGACTTTGGGTGGATGATGTAGTATTATAAATACTAATACATTATGAATCATGTGAAATACTTAAACATACGAAAACATACGGAGAAAAATATGTCTATTTCAGCACTACGCAACCAGAACTCTCTGGACAAACTTTTAAAACAAGTCCAAAAGGACGAATCCCCAACAACTGAGAAGAAATCATACGTTGATGAACGGCTCTGGAAACCACAGGTTGACAAGGCTGGAAACGGTATGGCAATCATACGTTTCCTTCCAGCACCAGTGAATGAAGAAATGCCGTGGGTTCGTGTTTGGAATCATGCATTCCAAGGCCCAACTGGACAGTGGTATATTGAGAACTCTCTAACCACACTCAACCAAAAAGATCCTGTATCTGAGTACAATACTCAATTGTGGAACTCTGGTGTTGAGAGTGATAAAGAGATTGCTCGAAAGCAGAAGCGTAAACTGCAATACTACGCAAACATCTATGTCATTCAAGATTCTACCAATCCAGAAAATGAGGGTAAAATTATGCTCTACAGGTTTGGTAAGAAAATATTTGATAAACTGATGGAGGCAATGCAGCCTGCGTTTGAAGATGAAACTGCAATCAACCCATTTGATTTATGGGAAGGTGCAAACTTCAAACTGAAAATTCGTAAGGTTGACGGTTACTGGAACTATGATAAGTCAGAGTTTGAGTCACAGTCTCAATTGAAACCATCAGATGAAGAAATGGAAGCAATCTATGATAAGCAATATTCTCTTGCAGATTTCATGGCTACTTCAAACTTCAAATCATATGATGAACTAAAAACTCGTTTGGACACAGTTCTAACAGGTACGGTTGCGACAGGTAAGACTGCCGCTCAGTTTATAGAAGAAGAGGAATCAATTCCAGCACCTACTATGAAGTCTGAACCAGCACCAGAACCAACATCAGTTGACGCTGATGAAGATGACGCAATGTCATACTTTCAAAAGTTGGCAAACGAATAGGTGTAGTAGTACAGTCCTTGGCGCAGCAAGTTCCGTAACGGTATCGTAACACCGCCTAAAAAGACTACTAAATACTAAAGAGAAGAGGAGAGGACAGGGAGTCAAATTTCTGTCCTCTTTTTCTTGTCATATTATTGTTGTTGTCAAAACATTGACTTGACATAAATATATTAGGAGAAGAAAATGGCTAAGATTAGCGATAACACGGAAGTTGCATTACCATTAAGAAATATCCTTTCAATGATTGCTGGCGCTTCTGTTGCCACTTGGGCTTACTTTGGTATTGTTGAACGACTAAATCAAATAGAAACTCAACAACATATGCAAGAAAGTGATGTTACTATGAATACAGAATTTAGAATAAAATGGCCAAGAGGAGAAATGGGTTCTCTTCCAGCAGATAGCGAACAGTTTATGTTGATTGAACATATTGCAGGCGAACTTGAAAAATTAACTACAGAAATTGAAACTGGTCAAGCACCTTTTGACCAACAACAAAAATTGACTATGGAATTTTACGAAAAAAGAATTAACCAGTTAGAGGAAGCAATTGAGAAAATCAAGGATTCTCAACTAGAATTAAAAAGAAACGGAAACTGATATGATAGAAATGGTATGTATCACACTTTTATTATATGTTAATGGTGAGGTGGCTTCCCATGTTGGATACCACAAAATGGTAGATTGTTTGAGAGAAAAAAGAGTAGCAGAAAAAACGCATCAAGGAACTGAACCTTACAGATATACTTGTCAAAAGAGACTAGTAGAAGTAGGTAAGGATGCAGATGGTAATGACTATATTGTTCGTTTGTTAGACACAGACGAAGAACCACAAGTGAAATCTAAAAGCGTTACAGAAAGTCTTGGAGGATAAGTCATGGTTATAGAGGGAGCAATTGTATTATTGATGTTCTTTGGTAGTCCAATGGAACTTAAAGAATACACAGTGAGAGATGGTTTAAGTGAATGTCTTAAAGCGAAACGCACAATTGAACGTAACATTAAAGGGCCTACACAAAACGAATATGCTGGTTCAATGCGACTTGCGTGTAAAAAACTAGACGTTGAAGTCAACGATATCAATAGTATAGTTAGATTTATAGATG